CGATAAGGCATCCCACATAGGGGTCACCTTACGTCTCGTTTTATACACCACCCCCCTCTGCCTGAGGGAGAGGATGTAGCCCCTGGAGTCGTTAATTTTCCGACTCCGTAATGCGCCAAGGAGGAAACACAACCACAACCCATGAGGATTGTAATTGCGAGGAACCTCACCGTGACCGCACACGATTGATCGCCTCTTTACCACGAGGTACGATTCAATTGCTGCATCATAGGTGTAACCCACGATGCCGTGTTGCTGATGTTTTTTGAGTCCCACGGCCATGTCTAACGGCACGTGTACACCAGCGTCGTCGTTCTCATCCGGCGGCACCCATTTCGGGCGCCGTATCAGATTAAGGAGGCACTTCACAGTCTCACGCAAGGTGATCCCAGTCGTGCCTGACCAGCGGTTTAACGCGTTGATGGCGACTGCACAAGCCTGAGGCGTCGCGAGGCTCTTAACATAGACCCCGCGACATGGCTGGCCCAAAAACCAGTCCTTGCCACACGACTCGCGGAACGGTCCTTCAACGAAGGACTTACTACCGTTTACGATGAACCCGAGGAGCCCGAGCAGTCTCACGACTGTACGGGTTGCTTTCGTGTGACATATCATGTCATCACCGAATACCCCAAAGTTACGCTCGCACGCAGGCCCATAGACCACAGGTTTTATCCCATGGTGCTTGTAGGCGGCAGTAATGACAGCGCTAAATATGGCTGTTTGCAGAGGGAAGGTGAAACCATTCCCCATGGTCGACATCATATGAAGCGGGACTTCCTCCTTATTAGGGAGGGTGACAGTCTTCGAACGGAATTGGCAGAGATATACCATTAACTCTTTCGGTAGTATCTGCTCACATAGTCCGAATGCTATGCTGTCGGACGCCGATTTCAGGTCAATCGTAGATAAATGATTTCCCATAGAACCGGCGCAAGCCATCTCGCCATTGATATCTGGCTGCGTAGCCAGGTCAATGTTCCACCTCCGGCGCAAGCCTTCAGTGAGATAGGAACCAACACCGAGTTGAAACCACATATTCATCGTGGGTTCGGTGCTGATACACCTAGCGATAGTCACATTCTTGTTCACGAAACTCAACTGGTTACCTGCGACCGCTTTCGGGACATATCTACCAGTCACTGCCTTCAGGGCATGTGACCAGCGGGGGTCCCGTGACGCGATTCGTGTCCATAGAAAATGGACAGTCTCAGTAGTGTAACTCAAAGGCGAGTCGAACATTTTTGTGTATATGTCCGAAGCACGGGCCAAGCGGTTCTGGCCCTTCCCTAAAGACCCAGCCTCAAACAATTCATCGTATGTGCTGAACAAAGGGAAACCACGTGGGTTGAAAAACTCATATAGGGCTTGTTTTACGCCGTTTATAAGCTCTTCATCACGTAAGTCAACCGGCGACAACTTAAACTCCCTACAGCGGTCATTTGCCGCAAGGAATTCAGTCAAGGCTGCAGAACAAGCAGCATCACTCGGTACAGCTTCCTCATTGAATTTCTTCAACAAAGAGCCTGCAAGCGCGTAGCATTGCGCCTGCTTCACCGATGCGTCCGGCCACAAGGGCTTGCCAGCCAGCGAAGAGCTGAGTTGGTATTGGTCCAAGTGTACACTGAGATCATCATGCAGGGATCTTAAAAGAGCGTCAGAGTTTATGTGCTTCATGTCGTCTCCAGAATAGTAAGCCTTGTTAGGCCTGATCCCAATTAAGGGTCTCTGTTACTGCCGGCGTTAGAGAATGCCGGAAGCCGTCGTGTCGCCAACACCAGCAGACTGCTGGTTCAACGACCCGGCGTGAGCAGAGATAGCCGCCCGGATTTCACTCGGGCTAGCCAGATCAGCACCGGCTGGAACATCGATGATCGTCGTAATAAGCACGGTCGCCGGGTTCTGTCCAGCCAAGGGCACAGCGCCCTTCCGCGTAATGACTTTGTAGACATTACGAGGGATGTTACTAACCACACCAGTCACCGGATTTGGGGTGCCAAGAGTCTTGAGCACCTTAGGCCGGAACATGGTGACGGTAAACGGAGAAGCAACCGAGTGCGAGGAGACGCCAGCCTGGGTACCGCCAAGTGCGGTAACAGCCCATTGCTTAGCGTTCACGTCCGGCGCCGTATCGACAGTCAGCGTGTATGTCGGGGCGGTAAAACCCGTCTGACTAGCACCCGTAACGGGTGAGGTAAGATTGAAGGACATTGTTATGTTCCTTTGTATTAGGGTTAAGGATCGGAAATAGCTCGTGTATTACAACTTCGGTCTATGATGCGCCATCTGAGCCAACGCTGCGATATTCAGCAGACGTTTCAGACTAGGGATCTGAAGATCGATCCTAAAACGGGCATCTAGTAACGAAGCCATAGGTTCACGAAGCACGTCGTAACGGTGAACTTTCGCGCGGCCGCCTCTCACATCCAGTTCTTGGACAAAAGAGGGCTTGGGACTTCTCAGGTAATTATCTGAAAACATAGCAGTCCGTCTACTTCTAGTAGTACGGTTAAGCCATGCGAAGTCGACAAGTGCGACATTCCACGCGTCGAGCACATCCCCTAAATTGGAGAAGTAGTCATAGAAGAACGACCAAGGTAAGAGCTGATATGCCGTAGGTATGACCTCGTTCCACTTGAGGCCAAAGTGCTGTGGCACGGGCAACTCTCCGCTCGCAGTACCTACCTTCCAGGCACCACGATACGTTACATTGGCCACCTCAATATCCATTCGGGAGTAACCCAACCCTATATCACCCAGATTTGCAGTGTTAGTGGTTAAATCACCACCCGAATTGAGGGTCGCCTCAGCGTGACCTTCGCCCTTCAACCTAATAAGATCAAAATTATGTTGGTTTGAGGCTAAAGCACGTGCTGCAGTACAGGCGTCGTTCAGGTCTTGTACAGTCGGCATAATGCCGTATGACCAGACCAACCATGCCTCTGCTACGGCCTCTCTTTGTCGTCGGCGCAACAGCGCCGCCGGTATCCCGACACCCCCGGCCTTTCTCAAGGCTTTAAGGACATCGTGATAGAGACCGTCTATCCCCCTTCGCAGGAGGAGAGCAGGCTCGTGGACTAACCGTGCTGTCTGAACAATCGTCCCGAGGAACTCCCCGGAACGCCACTGTTCGGTGTTCTTCCGAAAGTGTTTAGTAAAGGCAACCGCGGCGTCCGTAGTGGCTTTGGAAATGGTAGCACTACTACACGCCACCCCATTGTCTACACAATGTTGAGCCATTAACGGCCCATCGAAGTAGACAGTCCCACTCGCTTGTTTCATACGAGCAGTACCAGAGGAGACATAACGTAGCGTGCGGGTCCCTTGTAACAACGTGGACGCGTTCCGTCCCTCACGAATTCGAGCCTTCCAGTCAGGAAGGTTGTTTCCGTAGGTAACGGACCACACATCATTCACCGCTGTAGCTAACGAAGTATGAGTCGCCGGGTAAACCCGGTTATCCGTCTTCGCTAGTGTCCATAAGTGCTTCTGTAAGGTTTTAACTGTTTTAGTCATGGGACACTTCCATTCAATGGGAGCCAACCCACTCAGAACCCCTCAATGAGGTCCGCCACTGTCGTTTAACCACAAACACCCGGTTGGCTGATACGGTGCTGGGCTCGGCGTTACCACTGCCTTGCTCTCCACCGCTTTACCACCCAGGTAACCACCCAGGAAATATACAGTGAGCAGGGCAATTACCACGATTATGTGAATAGCCCGAAGGGCTATCACGTTGTCACGGTCGCCCGTGCTCATATTTCTACCTCCTGTGTGATGGTTAAATACAGCCCGCCTAGGACGCCAACGCCGTTAGATCGTTTGAGATCGCGACACGTTGACGCACTAGACGGATATACACGTATGCATGTGTCTGCGGCTTTTCTGCGCAGTACCCGGATTTGCTGGCCACGTCCCCTACGGGGACTAAATGACAGCTCCTTCGTGGAAGTTATCCACACAGCTAAGTGTATAGGCGAAC